TTTGAAGACCTTTTATCTCTTCTTCTATTTTTATTTCATCTCCATGAGTAAGTAATTTAAACTTAATTACATTACCTGATGTTGGTAGAGTAAAAGAGAACTCATTTACACCTTTAGTAATGAGAGATTCATCTATATTTTTATTATTTAATTCAGAGAGGTCTACAGTATAAGGTCTACCTTGATAACTGATTTCGTAATCTTTACCGTATCCTAAAATTCTTGCTGCAATTAGTAAAGCGTTTTTATCTCCTAAAAGTAAATCTGCGTAATTAACTTTTGATACTATAAGAGATTGTAATAGTTTATCAATAACTATACCTTTTTCAAGGTAGTTAATATTAGTTAAAATATCTTCTTCTTTAGCTGTCATATACTTCATCTCTATAGTACCAGATGATAGAGGAGAATCTTCAGGATATAACAGGCCTTTGGAAGGTAGATCTACAACTTCAGTTGGGAATTGAAACTTATTGTCCATTATTTTTGATTAGTTAAAACTTATTCTATAATAAATAGAAGCTTTTAGAAAAAAGAAAAGCTAAGTATTCCTACCAAGCTTCTCAATGTTTAATAGATTCTTATCTTAGTAATTTAAGATACAATAGTCCATTGCAAGATCTAACGTTACGTCAACTACCTCGCTTGAACTCCAATCGTAATCACCAAAGTCGGCACTTACAATAAACGCTCCTTTGATAATCCACTCACCAACTATATCACCTACTGGTCCTAATTGGTTTAAAGTTACGTCTTTTTTGTAAAAATCAGAATATCCAGCTCGACCAGTTACAGATTCGTATCCTAGTCGTGCCCATTCCATTACGGCTTGTGCACCTGAAGGAGTAATCGGATCATATAAAGTTAAGCTTATATTCTCCCAATTTCTCTTACCACGGATTTTTCTGTAGCTGTTGATATGGTCTAGCTTTACTTCTTCGTCAGTAAAAGAAGGAGCAGAAGCGGCTTTAACCATAAAAGAAGGAATGTCTTCGAAGTACATTACAAAGCGATTTTGAACTTTAGGTTCAAAGGCTCTGAACATGATTTCGTTTGCGTCTAATACTGCCATATTGGTGTTCTTTTTATATAAATATAGTTGTTAGAAATTATACTGCGAAACTAGCTCCTGTTGGCTCAATGGTAAAGTCAAGTACTATGAACTCAGCAGTTTTGGCTGGTTGTATAAAGATTTGACCTACTAATTGATTACGGTCGATTACGTCGGCAGTGTTGTTAGTGTCATCCATTACAACTCGGAAGGCATATAAACCTTGACGCTGTACTACTGATTCTAAGTAAGGATTAACTGCTGCAAGGAATCTGTTTCTTGTTGCAATTGTATTCTGTTCGAATACTAAGTTTCTTGCTTGATCTCCGAAGAACTTCTTCAATTCGATTAACAATCTTCTTACGTTTACTCGGTCTAAAGCTGTTGCTTTTTTCTGTAGTGTTTTCTGACCGAATACTGCAATTCCTGTTCCAGGGAAAGTAGCGATTGGGTTAACGTTAGCATCATAAAGAGTATCTCTATGGGCTTTAGTTAATTTTCTTTCTGCTTGAATTACTCCTGGAATTCCACCTCTTACAAGACCGGCAGGTGCAAACCATGGTGCTGAACTATTGTCGTTAGCAGCATAAACGCCTGGTATTACTACGGAAGCTGGTACGAATTGATTCTTACCTGTTCCTGTAGCAACTTGAACGTATGGGTAATAAGCAGCTGCATAAGAAGTATTTAATTCGTCTGCTTCTCCGGTTACGGTAGAAGGATTAGCTGATTTATTGGCTGAAAGGTCTACTACGTAGATACAATCTCCTCTGGTTTCTGCAAGTGAAATTAAAGCATTAACTTGAGTTGAGTGAACATCGTTAGTTACACCAGGGGCAACAATTACGTTAAACTGGTAGTCGTCTTTGTTTTCTAATAAAGTAATTATGCTTGCATAATCGGTAGCAGGGTCTAGACCTTGAGATTCATTAGCTGTAAAGCCGCTGTAGTAAATATCTCCTCCGGTTATGATATTACCAGTTGCTCCGTGGAAAGAACCAGATTGTGCTACCGGCAAAGAACCGCTATAAGAAACTCCAGCAGAATCGGCATTCACAGAAGTACCATCTGTACCTAAGTAATTTAGAGTCTCAAGATTTACTGCAGAAACTCTAATGTAATTTGATCTGTTTGGATAAGAACCGCTAACCTCTACATAAGTACTGTCGCCAGAAATGTTTTGTACTTGATCCCCAATCACTGCACTGATGAAGTTTGGTGAGTTTGGATCTAAAGATACGTTATTGAAAGTTTCAAGTACTACTTTCTGCTTTAGGTTATCGTCACCACGTCTAACGCTAACGGTGAAAGTACCTTTGGCATTATTAATGTTTGAAATTTCCCATCTCAAATTGTCAGCAGAACCTGATACTAAGGAACTATCAGAGTTTTGAGCTCCGGCATCAGAAGCACCAGTAGAGTTGTTGTAAATAGTCCCTCTACCGATAGTCTCTAGTGCGAAAGGCTCAGTGGCTACAGCTGAAGCTGTGATGCTGGTGTTAGAAGCAGCAGAGAAAGTTTCCGGTACTACACGGGATATCAATGCAGTTGTACCACCTTGGTTAAAGAAGTTACGTACTGCAATTGAAGTTAAAAATTCTTGTTTGGTAGATCCAGACTCAAAAGTAGAACCAAAAATTCTAGTATATTGATTATAAGAGGTTACTACAGTTGGGATCTCAACCGGTCCTTTTACTGTAGGACCAATAAATGCGGTACCGGCTTCGGCGGGAGCAGGTGTAACGAAAGTTAGATCATTTTCTCTCGTAAATACGCCTGGTGAAATAATAGTTTCTGCCATGTTAGGGTTTTTTAAAGTTCTTTTGAGATTCTTATATATAAATATGACAAAAATCTTCCAAACAAATAATTAACTATCCAGGAAGATTCTTAAATAAATAGACCTCTTTAACCTAAAAAACCTAACCTAGGAAGTACTGTTATTATACTTCTTCTTGGTTAACTGGTATGAAAATACCGTCTTCTAAGTTGATAGAACCCTGTCCGTACTTCTCTTGGAGGGTATTTGCTATTTCTAGTTCTTTTTCTCGAAGTGATTTTAATGCTTCATCAGCTTTTTGAGAACGAGCCTCTAAATTTTTACGTATTATTTCTATATTACCGTATTCTACTACAATATTTTGAGTAAGTTGCTGTAATTGAATTAAAACTTGTAATTCTTCTTGATCTAATTTAACTGATTCTTGTTCCATATAAACTATTAATTAAAAATTATTTTATAATATAGTAATAAAAAGATTAACTATCAACTGATCCTGACCATTCAGTAAGAGTTTTTAGATAGGTATAGCAGGCTGTAGATACATCATTACCTACTACGCTGTATGATCCGGATGGTTCGAATTCGTAACCCATAGTAGTAAACGATTGCCTACTATCTTCATTTCTTTTGGCTTCGTTAATAAAAGAGTCAAGCCTGAAAGTTACTCTGTTATCTATTTTGCTATACTTTACATAGCCTACTACATGGTAAGCGTTTGTAATTTCAATTCCGTTAAAATTGTATGTTTTATTTAGAGCCATATGCTTAGTTTATTTATAATAAATACTACTGGTTTACTATATTGTTACAGAAATTAAGATAACTGTCTTTAAAAGAACTATCTGTAAGAGTAGTTAATCTTATTTTAACTTTTTGCAAAATATTAGTTAATGTCTCTGGATTACTCCTGTATATATTCTGTACTGTATTTACAAGGTCTGGTACGGAATCTTCAACTGCAAAAGGATAATCTTCTCCAAATACTTCCTGTGTTCCGGTACTTTTTCCTATGATAGGAACAACGTTGTTTAACAAATTCTCAACATGGGAAAATCCAAAAGGTTCGTAAAGGGAATTCCCTAAAAAAATAAAGTGCGTACTGTAGTACTTATTACGGTCGGTTATTGAGGAGTAATGTCTTATGTTTGTACGTTTACGAAGAAAATGCTGTAATATAACTTTATTATATTGTTGATTCTTATCTACAGGTCCGTAAACGTTTAGTATTTTATCTTTTAAAAACTCCATACTATTAAGACTACATAGTAAACCTTTTCTATAATCTACTCTACCTAAGTATGCTAACCTATTATTTCTTACTATTTCGTTAGAATAGATGTTTTCTCTAATGTAATCAATAGATGGATTTATAACCGTAGTAGGGGTACTAACAGAAAAGTATTCTTTAAAAATCTTTCTATCAGTCTCTGTATAAAAAATTATACCATCAAGTAGCTTTAGGAAAAATCTTTCGTACCTATCAGAGTATAAATTTTCTGATCTGTAGGTAGAGGTAGGAAAATAAGTGGATAAACAGTCTTTTAAATACTTAACTTCCTCATCAGGAACTGAGTGTATGGTTGCAATTTTTTTTAGCTTAATCTTTTTGAGTTTTTGGATCTTGAATCCTTCTCCGTTCATCGTTCCTAATACCCCTATTTGTATACTAACAAAATCAAAATTAGTGTTAATATACTCTATTTCCGTGTCTGTTAACGAAAATACATTATAGACTACATCCTCTTTAAGTTTAAAAATTTTAAGAAGATTTAAAATATAACGTGAAATTCCATTTAACGTTGCTAAAGGAACGTTAGTAATTATACAAAACTTCATTTTTTATTATCCGCAGTGGTATGTTACTCCTACAAATTGTTTTCTATATAAACTACCGGACCATTCAAATTCTACATATGAACCAGAAGTATTAAAATTACAATCTTGTGTAATCTTAGCGACCGTATAGTTATGTAATATAGGACTTTCCTGTCTCATTCCCAACCCTTTTATTGGAGAAGAAGCGATATAATCTCCATTCTCGAGAGATCCAGAAAAATTACAAATCCACATACTACCCTCTCCTAGAGAATTAATAATTAACCTTTCTGATTCACTACTTGATGTTTTATAAACTGAAGTGAAGGTACCTAGCTCGTAAGCCCGTTCCCCTGATGTGAGATCTTCTTTGTCTGAAATTACTCCAAATACCCTTTTATCTAATGCTTTTTCGGATAGAGCTACATTAGGAAGGGCTTCGTTAATTAGTGGATTAGAACCCCCAGTAAGATTAGTGTAAGTACCGTCAGAAATTACTATAAGTCCTATCAATTCATCTTTAGGTAGACTACCTGTATTGTTCTGAGTATTGGAGATTAGTGATCTGTGCTGTCCTGTAAAATCTATATTGTTTACATTTACCCCAGATTGAAGATACCCTCTAGTTGTGCCGTCCTGTACAAAACTAAAATTTCCAGAACCATCTTGAAAAATGGCCCAGTAGTTAGTAGTGCCTGACCTTTCAAATCTTATACCACCTGAAGATGTATCTGATTCTTGTTTAATCCAAACGTAAGATGTTGGTGTTGATGTTTCAGCTCCAAATCCTATATCATCGGCTGGATTTAAATGCAGGTCACCATTATCATCAAACTCCATTACTACTTGGGCGGCAGTATAATCGTAAAGTCTAAAATGATTAGTAGTGTGCATCTGAGTAGTCCACTTAGATACACCGTTTTGCTGGAATATAATACCGGCTTGTTCTACCCCTCCATCGTCTCCGGCATAGAGGTAAATGTAAGTATTATCTGTATTAGAACGCATTCTAAATTGAGCAGGACCAGTACTGTTATATATTTCTAAATCATACCCTGACGGTGCAAGTCCGATTCCTAATTCACTCCCGTTAAACTGCAAATTAGACTCACCGTTTATCGTAGATGTTCCAGTAGCAGTTAGTACGTAGTTGTTTGTATTATTAGATATAGTAGCAGATCCTCCTACTCCTTGGGTACCTTGAGCACCGGTAGTGCCTTGAGTACCAGCACCAGTAGTTCCTTGAGTTCCATTAGTACCTTGGGTACCGGTAGTACCTTGGCTACCTTGTAGACCGGCTCCAGGAGGACCGGTTGTTCCAGTTCTACCTTGAATACCTTGAGTACCTTGAGGGCCTGGGC